AGCGAAATCAACTGCAACCTGCAAAGCGGATTCAACATTTATTCTAAAAGTAACCGAACCCGATGCACTTGTCCCTGTTATGGACAATCGATACCATCCCCCCCCGTAATTGTCGGCTCGTGCGGTTATTCCTGCACTAATTGCTCCAGTATTTCCGTTTGATAAATTAAATGCAGCGCCATTGCTACCGATTCTAAGGCTTGCAAAACCATATCCGTCAGCCTTAGCGAAAACCGAGAAGGTATATGTTCCCGATGCCGTTAAGGTTATAGATTGGTCAACTCTATGCTGCAAATTCCCTGATGTTGGAATGATTTTGTCTGCGGTTGTGCCTCCTGCTGGACTAAGCGTTCCTGTTACATTTGTGCTAATAGTTATATTTGTTGGACTCCAAGTTGTATTGAACGCCTCACTCTGTAACGCCAAATTTGACCCACTCGGCTCCACCAAGAGTGCAGGGCATCCACCGCCAAGAGGATAGTCCAACCTCGGAATCCCCGAAGCCACGACCTCAATGAATCCGCTTGCGTTGACCCTTGTCGCAGTCGTTGCACGGGTAACATTGAAGTCGCCCGATGCACCAAGAACCACACCGCCCGAAGTCGTAGCGACTGGGGTGTATAGTTTGCCCGTCTTAAAACGAGCAGGGACAAGGATTAGCGATGGTGTCGGCATTCTTAGAAGTTGTAGATTGCTGCAAAGCGATTGAACAAACATCCATCCACGGCAGCCTCGGCAGCGGTCGCTCCGTCAGCCGTAGCCCTTGCGTTGAACAAGGCCCACACCCCAGCAGCAACGCCACCTTGGAGCATTGATGTCGGGTAGCCGTAGCCGTAGCCGATGAGCATTACAGGAAGGTGTAACCGATGACGGAACCTGCGCTTGGAGTTACCGCAGTAATCTTGCCTCCGTTTCGACCGCTTATGACGATGCCAGCGGAAACGGACTTGCCGCTCATAGCGTAAGCGGTCAGCAAATCCTCCCCTCCCGAACCCGTTAGGGTCGTGAAGGTAGCGGCGGTATTCACCACGATAAAGTCAAAGTTTTGGCCCGATACCGCAGCGTCCACGAATCGCATGGAACCGCCCTGTCCGAGCATTTGTTGTAAGATTGGAGTTGGCATTGCTTGGGGTATTTAGGGTAAATGTATCTTAGGTAGGAATTTCACAAACGGAATGACCGTAGGGGATTTCAAAAGTCATCGTCGCCTGCCACCCTGCCGTGCGGTCGTCCCGGCTCTCTACGAAGCGTGTAAGCGATACGCTGGATGAGAGGGTCCAGTCCTCGTTCGGGTCGTTTGTGAGGCTTGAAATAAAGTCCTGTGCTATCTGCAACTGGTCGCTTAGGACCTCGTCTTCGTTGTCCTGCCAACCCAGCGTAGGGCTGCCTGAAACCACTCCGCCCATCGGCTTAATGGACTCAACTCTATCACTAAAATATACCCCAACCACCAAGTCCAAAGTGCCAGCGTCAGTATTTGCAGACTGCACGTCCGCAAACACGAGCGGATACACGATGCGCTCACGGCTTGGGGTTCGCAGGTTGATGGTGTTGTCCGTGCCTACCGCAAGAGGGTCGCCCGTCCCGAAGGAGTTTACTTGCGGATGGTTGTTGGCAAGGTCCAGCAGGGCTTGCTTGATTTTTATCCAAGACATAATTCTGGAGTTTCAGTATGTTTTTTTTGTGTGCGCCCATCCTTAGCAGTCATTACACGCCCCGAATTGACCGTATGGGTAGGGGTAGTCAAGGTTGCTGATTCCCATTCTTCGGTTGCGGTCCAAGACCATTCCTGTTCGGTAGTTGGTAGCGTTCGGGTAGATTGTGTCAAGAGCAGACGGAGGCGAGTTCCACAAGGGATACGAGTTGCGGTTCTCCATCAGGTACCGGGTAATTCGCTCGGAATACCACTCGGCATCGTTCTTGACTTTGTCGGTCAGCCGGGTGATTTCCTCCATGCTCATTTGGCTTGATTCCTCGCTCGTTCTACGGACCATCCCCTTGTTCATGTACTTAAACGCTAAGACCATGGGTAGTTCGTAGTAGAGCCACTGAATCATAGCCGGCTGAATGTAATCCTCCAGCAGCGTTTGGTTGAGTGCAGACGTTGAACCGCTGACGACCTGCGTAACCAATTCCCCGTACAACGGAGAGCCAACGATGGGCTGAATCCGCATCTCTTGGACCTTGATGACCGTTGGACGGATTTGCGTGTAGGATACGTTCTCGTTGATGATGCTATTGTCGAGCAGCGTTTCTTCGCTTATGAATAGTGCCTTCATGCCTTGCTGATTTTATTGCCTTTACGGATTACCAACTGCTGCTCCCATACATGCCGACATTGGGGGCGATTCACTCCGCTGGGTGTGTGATACCAACCGCCTCTGCGATTCCAAACGGAGTAGCCCATGATTGCAGAAATCCCGTCGATGTCCTCCCTCGTGTAAACCTTGCCTTGCCCGGCTAAGTCAAGCATCACCTTGCAGAACTCACGGCTCGAGCCTTTGTCCTTGTTGCTGAATCCTGTGGCCCATGCGTACTTGTAGCGGACTTCCAAGACTGGCTCGGCAACTTCCTTCACGTTCTTGGGTAGGTTCTGCTCGGCAATCTTGTCCACGGCCCGGCTGATTGGGTAGCGGTCCTTTGTGATTAGGTAAGCGACTCGCTTGGCGACCTTCGCCTTGCTAACCCCGAACTCCTTGGCCATTTCTTCAACCGATGCGTCCCGGTTCTTCTTGCGGTAGGCTTCAATCTTCTTGTCAAGTTCAACCTCTTCTTCGCCCAGTTCGGCAAAGGCCAAGCGGATGTTTTCGTCTATGTTGGTGTCGAACCGCATTGGCTTGGAGTGCATCACATGGTAGTCGTCGGCATGGCATCCGAACTTGCTTGCAACGACCTCCAAGACCTTAAATTCTTCTTCGCCCCATCCGTAGTCTTCGTCGTCTTCCTCGCCCCAAGTCGGTTCGCTGAACTCTTGGGCCTGCACTCCGAGCATCGTGTCAATCTCTTGGGCTGATAGACCGAAGCCGGCTGACAACATGGTACGAGCCATTTCAAGAGTGATTTTCTCCTGCATATACTGACGCACGATTCGCATCAGGTTTTGATACTCCCTGCCCGACAACTTTTTGATGTTGTCGTTGCTCTGCAATGCTTCCACGGCTTGCGGTTGCTCGTCGGGTTGGGGATTAGGTCCAACCACATCGGCAGGCTTTTCCAAAGGTTGCAGACCTGCCTTTTCCCTCAATTCGTCTTGGGTCATAATCTGCAAGAGGGCTTGTTCGCTTAGTCGCTCCGTGATGGGTTCAACGGGGATCAATTCCATACCTTCCACACCGTTGAAAGACCCCAAGTAGTTGATCATCCGCTCCACCTTGCGGACCCGGTCGTTGACGTAGGTCGCCTTGAATAGTTCGTAGGCTTCGACCAATTCGTTGCGTCCACCCAATTGGCCCTCGGTTTTCACCCCAAATAATTGTGGATTCGTTACACGGTGTGCGATGAATATCTCTTGCTGGATAGCCTTGTTCAATATCTCGAACTGCTTATCCATGTCGCTCGGAGTGAGCGGTTCAAGTGTCGGGGCCTTGGCTGCATCATCATTGAAGGTTACAACAAAACGACCAGCGTTGTCCGTTCCCGAAAACTTACGCTTGATTTGCCTCTCGATGTCGCCTTGTTCTTCGGGGGTCGGGATGCCGTTGTTAAAATTAATCAAGTAACCCCCCCAAAAGTTGTTGCGGAGGTTGTTGTTGTGGAAGTTGGCGACCTGTACGTCTGCCTCAATCCAAGCGTTGCCACCGATGTATTCGGGGAGAGGATAGTGCTTCACGCCTGCTGCGTAAACACGATAGTAGAACAACTGCTTACCGAGGCGGTTCTCCGGGTCGAAGGCAGGGATTTTCTCGATGTCCCCGACTTTGGGGAAGAGTTGCATCATGTCGTCGTTGTACCAGTCAGCGAGTTGGAACATCTTCTCCTCCTTGTCCACACGGATTTTCTCAAAGGGAACATGCTCCATCTTGGCGATGGTCCCAAGTTTGGACCAAGTAACTGCGACCGCAAAGCCGTTGAAAATCTCCAAGTCAAGGACCAGTTTCTCGGTGATGTCGTTGAGGTCCTCGGTGCTGGAAAGTCCGTCGAAGAACTTGATGAATCGGGCCTGCTGCTCTACGGTCAGGTTGTCGCCTGCCTGCCAGCCTCCGCCCATGATATAGTTCACCTTGCCGTTGACAATGGCGTTGTGCTTGGACGACCTGCGATAGTTGTCAAGCAGGTAGTAGGGATACTCGTTGGCAAAGCCGTAGGTGATGTACTTGCCGGAGCGGTTCTCCAGCATCACGGGGACCTTATGCTCTATCCCAAGCCATTGGGTGAAGTGCTGCGTTGACTTGCTCATAGGGTGTGAACTGTGAATGAAAGGGCTGAAATTGCGATACTTGCGCCGCTATCGATTGCGTTGATGTAGATCGTGAACTCGTCGTTGACCGCACCCGTAACGTAAGCCTCCGTATAAATGGCATGGCCGTTGCTATGACTCGTCGTGTTTTCCGTCATTGACTGGTCAATCGTTGTGCCGTTCTTAGCGACGTAAACCTTGATTTGGTGGTTGTTGCCCTGCTGCGCAAGGACCATGGATGCAGCGATGCGAAGGGTCGCATTCGTTGTGCCTGTATAGGTCAGCGAGTTGGTGGTTCGTGAGAAATTGTAGGTTGACAAAACGCCTGATTTCATCGTACTTGTCAACTTGACTCTTTGCCCCTGCGTCGGAGTGAAGGCCGTGTCGGTGTCGATGTAAAGGTTCGCAAAGCCTCGCTCCCGGTCAAGCGTTGCGGTGTCTGCAAGGTCGTCGAATAGACCGCCTACACGGGCTGCGGTGTTCGCCCCGGCAGCGGTTTCGTTGGTGATGGTTAAGGCGCTCGCTTGGAGGTCGCTTCGTGTTTGTACGCTCATTATGCGAAAGTTGAGTCAAAGGTTAGGTCAAAGACACCCTCGTCGGATGCCTCGTAAACATTGTAAGTAATCGTATTGGCGTAGGTGTTGAAGCCTATCGTTGCGGTTTGTATAAATGCCAAGCCCGTTTCAACGACCGCCAAAGCAGCGGCAACCGTGCTATTGGTATCGTAAACTTCATACTTATACGAGCCTGTTTCAAGCGACCCCACGGCAATCGAAAATTGGTCATAGCGGTTGGTATAGGAAGAAAGGTTTGCGGATTTCAGCAGGGTAAAGTCCGTCGTGGTGTTCTTGGCAATGCTCGTAAGTCGCAAGATGTAGCGGTCCCCCGTGCTGGAACGCTCGGTCCAAGTAACCGTCAGGGTGTTGGTCGTGTCAGGGTTCAGGTAAAGCATCTGCTTGTAAATGTGCGATGCCCCCGAATTTCACAATTTGCGCCCAATCTGCCTGTATAGTTCGGCCCGCTTCTTGGCGGTTTCGGCCACGTTGAACTGCTTCTTGATGTCCCGTGTAAGGTTGTCAGCCAAGCCCTTACGTAGGTCGGGGTCAAGGATTAACTGCTTGATGTATTTGTACCAGTCCTTTGGTTTGTTGTAAGGCACGAGAAACCCGTTCTCCCCGTGCTTGATTACGTCGGTGTAGGGGATGGTTTCGGATGCAATGATGGCCTTGTTCATCCACCCGGCCTCCACCACCTTCAACTCGGACTTGAGTTTGTTGAACTTGGTGTCCCGGAGCGGTGCAAGGGTAGCGTTCACGAAGTTGTAGCCACCGACATACGAGTAGATGTCAGCAGCCTGAATGCGTCCGTAGTTCGGGTTGTTCCCTTGGTCGCTGATTATCTTTTCGTAGCCCTCGTAAACGGGGTTGTTGTCGTTCCAACCTCCGAGATAGAGGCGGTACTTGCCATCCAAGTTTGCGTCCCAGCGTAGTTTCTGCATCCCCTCACGGAGCAGTTCCATGTCCTCGCCATGCTGCGCACCTCCGAACCAACCGAACTTGACGAGGTGCTTGTCGGGTTCTTCGTCAGGGTTGGGAATGAACTGCTGATAGGCTTCGTATGGCTCATTCTGCAAGATGCTCACATTCGCATTTAGAGGCCGTATGCGGGCAGCAAGATGCTCGGTGGTACAGGTAACCCAATCAGCCAATTTGATGTGCTTACGGATGACCTCTGCGAGTTTGGTTTGGTGATAGTGGCGGTACATGATGTGGCCCGATTCAAGCACCCAGTAGTCGTCCAAGTCAAGGATGACTTTGGCCCCGAATTGGGTCAGGGCTTTGTAAACATTCTCCACCTGCTCCATCGTCCCCTGACACCAAAGCCGGCTGAACAGGAACAGGTCAATGGACTTCAACCCCTCGTCGCTGATCGTGGTGATGTTCTCAACGCAGACGTAATCAAACTCCGGGTAGTTGTCGCCCAAGTATGCGTTCGGCATTTCAAGGCGATAGAAACTGCACCCGGTTGGATGGGCGTTGTAAACGATACAAATCTTCATGGGGTAAAAATAAGAAGGGCAGCCATTGCTGACTGCCCCTCTCAAACCTCAGATGATGAAAACCTGATGCGAAGATACTACGAACCGAGTATCTGCGTAGTCGATGGTGTAAAGACTGTTGACTCGATTAGGAACATCGGGTTAGGCTCCATCCCGGAAAGCGTTATTTCGTAGCCGTTTCGGTCGCCAAAGGCAGTACCACTTCCAGCGGTTCCAGCGGTTGCCTCAAGGCCATTTATAGCACCCAGCAACCAGTAACGACTGTTGTTGTCTTGAACGATGACGATGACTTTACTACGAGCGAGCAAACGGAGTTCATTGCGGACTGCGACTTGCATTTTGTTGATGGTGAATGTTACTTCGGGGGTGTAGAAGATTGTGCCATTCTCCATGCTTGCGTTCAAAGTTTCGGTCATGGATGACGTGGCTTTGGTCAAGTCGTATTCAAAAAAACCGCTTGCATTGTATCCGGTGAACCCCGTAACCGCACCTGAAAGGTTAGCGTTGCAGGACCCGGTAGAAATCCAGTTTTGGACGTAAATTGCTTTGATGCCACCGACTGAATCACGGCAGCCGAGTGTGTAACCAGTTGTTAGTGCGCAGGACATATGTGTATTTGGGGTTTAAGTTTCAAGAGAACAAAAAGCAGGGGGAGGTTTCCCTCCCCCCTACACATTAGGTCAAGCGGAAGTCAACAACCAAGTCGG